CCCTCCGCTCTTAGGACCGGACTTAGAGGAATTGCCTCCGCTATTCACCCAATCGGAGGACACATCTTCGATGCCGCAGCTGGAGCTTGGGACAAAATCTTTGGCTCAGGCAAGTACAACATCCGTTACAATTCATTGTGGACACGTGGCGGGCCAGGTATAGGACCCAAACCTGAGTTTTCTCAAGGCTCCGAACCCGGCTCCATTCGTGTCAGATGGCACGATGTTTGTGTGAATGCCGATATCCTGAGCGCCAATTACCCCAATTTTCAAGTTCAGAATCAGTACTATCTGAACCCTTTGAATTCTAGTACACATCCTTGGCTTCGTGCCATTGCTCTTGATTACCTTGAATACCGTTACCATGGTATTATTTGGTATTATGAGTCTACTTCAGGCGACGCAGTCTCTTCAACTGATTCCGCTCTTGGTCAGGTTATAGGTGCCACCGACTACAACGTCGCTGACTCCAATTTCTCAACTAGGGCGCAGATGCTTGAAACTTTCGCTTGTGAGGATGATAAACCCTCAAAGAATTTCTATCACCCCGTCGAATGTGCGGCTGACGACGGTCCTGTTAAATGGAGATTCAACACTACTTCTTCTACGCTGTCTGGAGTTACTGGCGATCCTCGCCTCTATTTCCTTGGCAGCACCCAATGGGCGACTGTTGGTCAGCAAGCCTCATTCATCGTTGGAAATGTCAGAATCATTTTCGACGTTGAGTTTCGCAAACCCTCCACGGTCACCATTGCCACTAATGCCATGTCTTTCGGCATTCCATCTACCAACGGCTCTGTAATAATGGACAGTGTTGGTGGGTATCTTGCTAATGGCCAAGCTTTAGGTAACCCATATTCACTTAATACGTCCTCAAAAGTAGTTACTTTTAGCAATGCCAATGCTCTCTCTCAAGGCGGCAATGCTTGGCCGATTGGCAATTACAACCTTTCTGTCTACTCGAAGATCGCGTGTCTCAATGGCTCTAGTGGTAGTTATTCGCTGAACACTTTTACCCAGGAAGTCCTTCCCGCTGCAAGTAGTGGTTTTGCGTACCCCTCTGATTATTTTCAAGGTT